ATGCCAAGGAGAAAGGATTTGATATCTGGTGTGATCCTCGCATTCGTGTAGGACATGAGAAGACTCGGGTGATTTGATATGGTTAACATTTACTACCAGGGCCGAAAGCTCTATAGTAATATCACTCATGAAGAAGCAGCAGATATTCTTCATGAGTTAGCCTTAGAAAAATACGAAGAAAAGAAGGACATTGATTTAGATCAATTAGACATCGAAACAATTATAGAATAATGAAAATCGCAATTATAGGTAAAGGTACTTCTGCGATCATCACTGCTTTACGTCTGATCCAAGATGATCATGATGTAGAGTTTTTTTATGATCCAGATAAAAACCCTTTAAGTGTTGGAGAATCAACCACCCCACATATTCAATCATTAATTTTAAGTGCTCTTGATATCAGTATTGGGGATCTTGCTGATGCAGGTATTGTTTCTTATAAGAATGGTATTAAGTATCGTGGATGGGGAAAAGGAGAACCCTTTAGACATCATTTTCATGGTGGTGAAGTTGCATTTCATTTTGAAAGTGGAATTTTAAATCCTTTTATTCATAATCATTTAGAGAATGAATTGGGTATTGAATATCATGGAGAACGTGTTGAAGGATATGAGATTAATGAAGATTTAGTAAATGTCAATGGTCGTGACTATGACTTTGTAGTGAATTGTGCAGGATGGGATGATCAATCAGAATATTATAACCCCGTCTTTGAAACCGTAAATTCAGCAATTCTTTATACGAAAGATACTATTGATGATGTAACCTATACATTACATACAGCAACACCAGATGGATGGGAGTTTGGTTTACCATTTCCTGATCGTGGTATTACCAAGTGTGGTTATCTTTATAATAATAAACTATCAGATCCACAGATTGAAGGAAAAAGAATTTCTTGGACTCCTCGATTTGCAAAGAAGTTAATACAGAATCGTTTTGAAGCATTTAATGGCAATCGTTTATTTTTCTTTGAGCCATTAGAAGCATTATCATTAATGTATTATCATGATTTTGCATCAGAAATTTGTGAGTTCTTAAAGAGTGATCGTTCTATTGATTCATATCAAGAAGTGAATCGTAACTATCTTGAGTCAATGACTTCATATAGTAAATCATTATCTTGGTATTATTCATATGGGTCTGTATATGATACACCTTTCTGGAAGACAACTTCAGCAAGAGCAAATATATACTTTAACACTCAGATGTTCACTCATCGTTATGAGTCTCTTCTAGAATCATATTATGCAGATCGGTATACTGCTAAAGAAGAGCCAGAATACTTAAAGATTGGTTGTTTTGGATATCATGACTTCAAGGACGTTCACTGCGGAATGCTTCAGAGACCCATCCAGGATCTCCTAGAAGACGTGTTTAAGTATCCTTTGGACCCTTTACATACTGACTCTGATGATGTATAATATGCAGGTAAACGCACAGGAGTTACATGGCAGTACGTTCTAAGATCGGTCTTGCAGGTGCAAGCTTTATCCCTGGAAAATCCAAGAGGACTCGTCAAGGTTCTTCAGAGAATACTAAACTTTCTGCAACCTCACGTAATGGTCGCAAGAAGCGTTATCGTGGTCAGGGACGGTAATGTATTATTTGGATGGTGACATAGAATATCTAGATATCCATCCAAAAGACCTTTGGATCTATAATAAATTGCAACTAAGTCGGATTTTATATAAAATAACCGTCTACCCCCCGTTTCTCTCTCAATAAGCTCTCAGGTACACTATATCTGGGAGTTTATTTTTTTGTAATAAATAAAGATAATACCTATTCTATGTTCTGATGCCTGTAGAGAGGACTAGTAAAGGATTTAAAGATGTTAGTTTAACATTTAAACGAAATCCTTTGAATAAAGACATCACATCAGTCAAAAATGAGACTGCTATTTCTCGTGCTGTAAGAAATTTGATCCTTACTAAGAAAGGTGAAAGGTTTTTTGATCTAGATTTTGGAACAAACGTTTCAAATCTTTTATTTGAGAATATTGGTCCTTTTGCTGCAGACTCTATTAAAGATGAAATTATATCAGCCATAAGAAATTATGAACCAAGAGTAGAAATTGTTAATAATGACGACATAGTGGTTATGCCAAATTACGATAATAATCAATATGATATCAATATTAAATACAGTATAGTTGGTATTGCACCTGACTCTCAAGAAATTTCATTCGTCCTAAAATCAGTAAAGTAAATGGCTATCACAAACTTCACAAGCCTAGATTTTGAAGATATAAAAGACACTATCAAACGTTATATTCGTTCTGATAGTAAGTTTACTGATTATGATTATGAGGGATCTACATTATCCCTGATCATCGATATGCTTGCATATAATACCTATATCTCAGCATATAATGCTAATATGCTGAGCAATGAAGTATTTCTAGATGGTGCTACTCTTAGAGAAAATGTAGTTTCTCTTGCAAGAAATATTGGTTATTTACCTAGACCTCGTAAAGCATCTGTTGCTGAAGTATATTTCAATGTTGATACTGCAGAATTTCCAGTATTACCACGTTCTTTGACATTACAAAAAGGTATTGTTGCTGTTAATGCAAATCAGTTTACTAATAAGAACCTAACTTTTTGCATACCAGAGGATATTACATCTATTGTTAAGAATGATCAGGCAGAATTTGATATAAAGGTATATGAGGGTGCATTAGTTCAGCAAAGATTTGAAGTTAGTGAATTTGATGTCAACCAAAGGTTTATTTTAGACAACGTTGGTATTGATTATACGACCCTAAGAGTAAGTGTCTATGGAGATGCTTTTACAGATGACAAAGTAGTATATGATCTTGCTACTTCTATTAGAGAAATTGACGGGGATTCTAAAGTTTATTTCTTGCAAGAAATTCCAGATGAAAGATATGAACTTATTTTTGGAGATAATATATTTGGCAAAAAATTAGCAAATGGAAATATTATAGAAGTCTCATATATTGTTAGCAATGGTGAGGATGGTAATGGTGCAGATCTTTTCCGTTTTGTCGGCAATCTATTAGATAATAACAGTAATGTTGTTGATAGAGATATTTCTATAATTCAAACAACAAATTCTGCATCTGGTGGATTAGATATTGAATCCGTAAAATCAATTAAAAATTATGCAGGAAGAATTTATGCATCACAAAATCGTGCAGTAACTACTAACGATTATGAGACTATTGTGAGAAAAATATATCCAGAAGTTGAATCCATTAATTCTTTTGGTGGTGAAGAGTTAAGTCCTCCAAAATTTGGAAGAGTTTTTATTACAATTAAACCTCAAAGTGGAAATTATATTTCAAATAGTCTGAAAGATAGTATAAGAAGAGAATTAAGGAAATATTCTGTCGCAGGAATTGTTCCAGAAATTTTAGATACAAAATATCTTTTTGTTGAGTGTGATACTTCTGTTTACTATAATCCAAATCTTGTTAGTAATGCAAATACAGTTAGACAAAAGGTCATCAAGACATTGAATAGTTTTGCCAATAGTGATGAAATGAATATGTATGGATCTAGATTTAGATATACAAAGTTTACTGCATTACTTGATAAATCAGATCAATCTATAACTTCTAACATTACTGAAATTAAAATTCGTAGAGATTTAAGAGCAGTTTTAAATAGAAGATCTGAATATGAAATTTGTTTTGGCAATAGATTTAAAATTTTAAATCAAAAAGGTTACAATATTAAGTCCTCTGGATTTAGAGTAAGTGGTATATCTAAGCAAGTATATCTTTCCGATATACCTTCTGTAAACGGTGAGACTGGAGAAGTCATATTGATAACGATTCAAGATACTCCGTCAAATGTTGACAATTCCCAATATACTGTTGATAGTCCATTATCAAGTATAGTTAGAAGAAGGGTCGGAACTATAGATTATATCAAAGGAGAAATCAAATTAAATGCAATAAATATAGTATCTACAGAAGTTGAAAAAAATTCAATTATTCAAATATCTGCAAGTCCAAACTCTAATGATGTGATAGGACTTCATGATCTATTTTTACAGTTTGATGTAAATTATAGTTCTGTCAATACTATTATTGATAACATTTCTTCTGGTGCAGATCCAACTGGATCTAGATACATTTCAACTCCAAATTACTCTGACCGAAACATCATTCGTTTAGTAGAAAATACCCTCTCTTAATAAAAAAATGGTAGATAAGAATAAAATCCGTCTCGCACAGGTTCTTCAAAATCAAGTTCCAGATTTTGTTAATGATGATTTTCCACTTTTTAAGGATTTTTTACGTCAATATCAAGAATCTTTAGAATATTCTGGAGCACCTCAGGATATTTTACAGAATATTGATAATTATATCAACTTGGATGTACTTTTGTTGACTCCACAGTCAACAACTCTCACCAATGACGTAGATCGTTATTCTGATTCTATTGAAGTTCTAAGCACCAAAGGATTTCCATCTTCGTATGGCATTTTAAAGATTGATAGTGAGATTATTACATATAAATCAAAAACTTCTACAACATTTGAGGGGTGTGTAAGAGGTTTTACTGGAATTAGTGAATATGGTGATGAAATTGTTTTTTCAGAGTCAGTAACTGATTATCATTATTCTTTTTCTACCGTAGAAAATCTTAGTGCATTATTTTTAAATGAGTTTTTATCAAAATTAAAGAAACAAGTATCTCCAGGATTTGAAGAAAGAGAATTATCTAAAGATTTAAATCCTAGATTATTTTATAAGCAAATAAGTAACTTTTATTCTTCAAAAGGAACTGAAGAAGGATTTAAAATCTTATTTAACGCATTATATAACAAAAAAGTAGAAATTATTCGTCCAAGTGATAATATATTTGAATCTTCTGCTTCATCAAATAGAAGAGTGCGGGATTTAGTTCTAGAATCACTTAACAAAGATACTGATTATACTGACTTAATCTTAAATAGAACAATCTATCAGAGAGAAACTAATAGCCAAGATTTAGAAGAGCAAATTACTGCTTATGGCACTATTACGAATGTAGAAAGAATTCAAAGAGGTACAAAAACTTATTATATTGCCAGCTTAGATAATGATTATGATAAAGACATTTCAGTATCTGGAACAGTTTTTGGTAAATTTGAGGTTACTGCGTCCACAAGGGTGACTGAAGATTATGAAGAAGATGCTAATGGTAATAGACCATCTGTTTTACATGTAGATTCATGTATAGGATTTGGTGCATCTAGAAATTTGAATGTATTTTATGAAGATGGTACTGTAAGAACAATTGAAGTTGGTGATAACTCTGTCAATGAGTTTTATAGAGTATCTTCTAATAATGATATTCCTAGAGGATCCTTAATATCTTCTAAAAGATATGGATATGTAGATTTAGGTAATGAAAGTACCGCATATTTTAGAGTTACCAGTGTACTTAGTGATTTAATTCCTGATGATAATTCATATTTCTTCGATAATGACCCAGTAAAGTTCAATACTTTAGGTTTAAAAGAAGAAAGTAAAAAATATAATGATTGGAATTATAATGTAGCAGCAACATATAATATTAATACAATTTCACTAGTAAGTAAAGTCGAAAGAAAGTATTCTATTAACCTTCAAGGTGATTTTAATATTATATTAAATGACAGATTTTTCTTAAAGTCTTCAACAGGTGAAAGTTATGATGTCCAAGTTTTATCTAGAAATGATATATCCACATATGTTATTATATCATCTTCCAGTATTACAAACTTTGATTCTACGTTAAAAACATTTACTTTAGAAAGGAAACTTAATAAATCTAAGTTCAGATTTTTCCCTGAAGCAAATGATTATGCTTCCGATGTTCAGAATATCTATAGACCAAAAGATTTAACAGATGAATTGTTTGTAACATCTCCTTCTATTCCAAATTATTTTAATGAGCAACTGACGACAAATGATAGAAGAGTTACTTTTTCAGTATCTTTACCATCAAATCAAAATAATAAAAATATAAAAATTGGAGGCGATGCCACACCAACTGTTCCAGAAAAAAATCATTCTTTCTACACTGGAGATTCTATCATTTATAGTGAGGCAGAAGAAGATAATTTTGGAGATCCAAATACCAACAAACTAAGTATACCAAATGGAAGATATTATGTAACGGTAGTTGATACTAAAACGATTAAACTATCAACAAGTTTGAATAGAGTATATTCTAAGGAATACATTACAGTAGAAGGAAGTGTAACCGATAATACTTTTTACTATTCAGACTATTCTGATATTGAAAGAGTTTTAAATATTGAAAATCCTTTCACTTTAAAATCAAAGAGAATTGTAAAAAGAATTGTTCCACCTGTTGATCAAATCGTTCCCAAAGAAACTAATCCTGGAAAAATTGGTATTTTGAGAAATGGTGTAGAAATTTTAAATTATAAATCAAAAAATAATATTTTTTATGGTCAGTTAGAGGGTGTCTTTATATTATCTGGTGGTGAAGGTTATGATATCACTAGCCCACCAGCATTAGAAATTTTTGATGGAGAAAATGCAGATGGTATTACAAATGGTGGCATTAATGCATCTGGAGATTTTGTAATAAAAGGATCTGTTGTAGAAACAAATGTTATTAATGGTGGATTTAATTATATTGATGTACCAACTGTAAAAATTAGTGGTGCTAATGGATCAAATTGTGATGCAATTCCAGTCATGGAAACTTATACTCATGAAGTAAAATTTGATGCATCAACGCAATTTGGTGTTGGTATAACAACTGATACTATTATTACTTTATCAAATCACTATTTCTATCCAGGAGAAAAAGTTCTTTACGATACTTTTGGAAGAGATGAAATTGGAGGTCTTAAGAATAAATCAATCTATTATGTTGGTGTAATTGATAATACATCATTTACTTTACATAATAATGAAAGAGATGCTGAGAATTTAGAAAACAGAATTGATCTAACTGCATTTGGAACAGGTGATCATAAGTTAGTTGCTTTACAGAAAAAGAAAAAACTTTCTGAGATTAGAGTTACAAATTCATCAAATGATTTTACTTACAGAAGGATATCATATGATCCAAATATTTCATCCGTTCCAATTGATTTTTATTCAAACAATATCATTATTCCAAATCACGGATTCAATAGTGGTGAAGTTATCGTTTATGATGCGACAACAACACCAATTTCAGGTCTAACAAGTTCTTCAAGTTACTACGTCACTAAAGTTGATGATGATATATTTAAATTGTCTGATATTGGAATTGGAAATACATTAAACACATATTATTATAATAACAATATTTACAAAGATTTAACAACTTTTGGTGTTGGAAGACAATATTTTAAGTATCCAGAAATCACTGTAGAAGTAACACCATCTAAGAAGAGTATTTACGCAGTATCTCCACAAGTTGAACCAGTTGCTAGAGGTACTATTACGCATGTATTTTTAGAAGATAAAGGTGTTGGGTATGGTTGCACAAATATCATTAACTATGATAGACAACCAAGAATAACGGCAGAACCTGGAAAACTGGCATCCGTAAAACCATTCATTGTAAATGGTGTTATAAAAGAAGTAATTATCCAAAATGTTGGACAAAATTACTACTCAAATCCAAGTATTAAAATTTATACTGATGGAAATGGATATGGGGCAGAATTAATTCCAGTTATATCAAATAATGTTCTATCTAGTGTTATAGTAAAAAATGGTGGTTATAATTATAATGAATCTACAGAGATAGAAATTGTATCTTCTGGATCTGATGCGAAGTTCCAAGGCAAAATAACAAAATGGAATATCAATGAA